TATTTCATCTTTAATATAACCATCGTCGAGGTCCCACGAAGCGCCGTCTATCGTGAGTTTTCGAGCGCCGCGCTGAATCAGGGCACCGGCCCCCACCCGTAGGCAATTGGCGCCTATGCCTAGCCGTATAAGAGCCGTCACGTCGTGGCCGTCGGCCCATGCCTCGTTGATCGTCACGAGCTTGCGCGTCGGACCCTCGTGGCCTATGTATAGAGTTGCCGAATTTGGACAATATTTCGCGCCGTCATGGAACCCCACCACCCCTGGGGACTCGTTACTCTCCGTAGAGAACGTGTTCGCCTCGGCCCAAGTCGGCATGCGCGCGCCCCTGTGCACACAGTGACTGGCGAAAAACACGTCTTCGGGAAAGATGTTCGGATCGGGTGTGACGGCGGGAGGCGGGCCGTGACGCGCGGCAATGTCGGCCATGAGCGCCGGGTCCCGCAGGGAAAACCCACCATTACCCTGAAAAACACGCCTATCACCAGTTGGAAAGTGATTCCACGGGGAGCCTATATACGCGTAGTCCATAAACTTCAAAAAATCATTCTTACGGATACCCGTATCAACGTTGAAGATGAGCACACGTGCGCCATGCATACGGGACCAAGTGTCCGGTCTGAGCATGAACGCGTTCCACGTGGCCCGTGTCAGGTTCCTACCAATATTAATAAAATTTACATTTGTTTCAGGTCCGATGATCGTCTTGATACGGGCCTCGTTGTCGGGCGAGTGGAAGATGGTCAGACTGGCCCACGGGAGCATGCACGAAAAATTGGACAGGGCATACGCGAGGTCGGCGTGATCACGAGTTTCGATGAGAACGCCCTCGAGTGGAGCCCGTGCCGGGTGCGTCCTGAAATCACATTCCCAGTTTTTAGAAGAGAATTCAGCCCACGAGCTCATAAAGATGATACTCCATTTGACTTTAGATGGCTGACAAGAAGGTGTGGTACGCACCTAATAAGTTCGAGTCCTACGGTCAAGAAGAGATCAAGGCCGTCACGGACTGTCTAAACGACGGTTGGCTCGCGGGTTTCGGTCCAAAGACGGTGGAATTTGAAAATAAAATTTCAGAATATTTTGGAAAAAAGTTTGGAGTGTTTGTAAACTCGGGATCGAGCGCCTGCCTTTTGGCACTGGCCGCTCTGGACCTACCGGCGGGTTCCGAGGTGATCACACCGGCCTGTACATTCTCCACGACGGTCGCGCCCATTATTCAACTGGGGCTCCGTCCTGTATTTTGTGACGTCATGCCCACGGCATACGTACCGTCTGTTGACGCCGTCCTTGAGAAGATCACGCCCCGGACCAGCGCCATCATGCTCCCGAACCTCATCGGAAACTTGGCCGACTGGAAGAGCCTTCGTGAACAGCTCCCACGGCCCGACATCTGGCTCGTCGAGGATTCGGCCGACACCATGATTCACTCACCGTGGTCTGACGTGTCGACCACGAGCTTTTACGCGAGCCACATCATCACCGCATGTGGGTCGGGTGGCATGGTGATGTTTAATCACGATTCTCACAGGAAACGCGCGCTCATGTTCCGCGACTGGGGCCGTCTGGGTGACAATTCCGAGCTCGTATCTGATAGGTTCAACCACGTGGTGGACGGGATCCCTTACGATCATAAATTCCTTTACGGCTGCCTCGGGTATAATTTCAAGAGCAGCGAGGTGAACGCCGCCTTTGGCATCGTCCAACTTGAAAAGTTTGAAAAATTCAAGGATATCCGCCGGACCAACTTCCGCCGGTACATGGTCAACCTCGCGGATCTGACTCGTGTTACTCTACCCGACGATTCACGGGAGCCCAACTGGCTCGCGATCCCTCTACAATGTGAGAATCGCATGGAGCTGCTTTCGTTCCTGGAGGCCAACAACATTCAGACACGGGTCACATTCTCGGGGAACATCACCCGCCACCCCGCGTTTCGTGACCACTTGCAAGAGTTCGAGACGTCTGACCGCATCATGCGGAACGGCTTTCTCCTAGGCTGCCACCACGGTATGACGACGGATGACGTTGATTACGTGTGCTTAAAAATTAAGGAGTTTTACAAGAGTAGAGATGTTCAAGGACTGTAGGGGCACACTGCACTCCATTAAAAATCTCCCCTTTGAACCCAAGGAAATTCTAGTATCTGAAAATGCCAAAAATGTTGTGCGTGGTTTGCACATGAGCCCGTATCCAAAGCTTATATATGTGACGCGCGGGTCCATCCACGACTTTTTCTGGACCGAGTACGGGACTACACAGGTGACGCTGAACGCGGGCGACTCGCTTCTGATCCCAGCAGGTGCGGCCCACGGTTTTTACGCTATCGAAGAGTCGGAGGTGGTGTACCTGCTCGGGGGCGCCTTCGACCCCGCGGCCGACCGCAACATTCACTGGCAGACTCCTGAATTCAATTTCAATTTTGAATTTGATACATCACGTGTCATCTTGTCAGCCAAGGATGAGAACGCGCCATGGTTTCACGAGTACGACTATCTCGTTCTAGGCGCTTCCGGGTTTCTCGGGAAGAGGTGCGTGGAGGCGCTCCGTGCCGCTGGTAAGACGGTCTTCGAGTCTCGGGCACGCCTCGCGGATACGGTTGCGATTCGACAGCAGGTGGACAAGTCGCGTGCCAAGTACGTCATATGCGCGGCTGGTATTTCCGGGCGGCCGACCATAGACTGGTGCGACGATCACGAGCAAGAGACATTCGAGACAAACTACCTAGACGTCATTAATCTCATGCGGACCTCACGGGAGTGCGGCGTGCACCTCACGATATTCGGGTCGGGCGCCGTGTACACGGGCACCAAGGAACGGTATACTGAAGATGATCAGCCCGATTATGATACAAAGGTGTATTGCCGATTGCGCTGTTGGCTCGAGCGGCACGTGACCGAAGGCGTGTTGTATCTGCGCATCATGTACCCATGCACGTTCGACGGCGATCCCAAGTGCTTTAGGACCAAGATGTTGGCCCGCAAGGACACTGTACACGATGGAGCCGTCTCAGTAACCCCTGTGCCCGACCTGTTTCCCCACTTGCCCACCCTCATAGAGGGCCGTGTTTCTGGTATATTTAATTTTGTATCGGACGGGACGGTCAGCCTCAAGACTCTCGCAGGCGTGCCGACCACGAGCGGCGCAGCGCCGTCACGTGGGGGATATGAACTCGTGGCCGATAAACTCGCTGCGTACATTCCAGTCATAAAAACAGATGACGTGATTATAGACAGATGCGGATCCTCGTGACGGGAGGACTAGGCTTCATCGGATCAAATTTTATAACATGGATACTCGAAAGAAAACAGGACGTCTACATAATCAACGTGGACAAGTGCACCTATTGTTCTAATATAAAGAACGTTCCGGGTGATGACCCACGCCACAAGCATATCCGGGTCGACATCACTGACAAGGCCCGGCTCGCTGAAATCTTCGCGGCCGAGAAGCCTGACGTGGTGGTGAACTTTGCGGCGCAGAGTCACGTCGATAACAGTTTCGGTGATCCTATACAGTTCACTATCGATAACGTTCTAGGGACGCACGTGCTCTTGCACGTCGCACACGAATACGGCCAGCTCAAAAAGTTTATTCACATAAGCACAGACGAGGTGTACGGTGAGGTTGGCCCGGGTGAGACGTCGTGCGAGCGGTCCCTTTTGAACCCGACCAATCCCTACGCGGCATCAAAGGCTGCGGCCGAGTTCCTCGTGAGATCTTACGGTCACTCTTTCAAATTCCCCTGGATAATCACGCGAGGGAACAACGTGTTCGGTCCCCGGCAGTACCCTGAAAAACTCATTCCAAAATTTATAAATCAAATTGCAGAGGGCCGTCCCTGTACCGTCCACGGTAACGGCGAGACCCGACGGAACTTCATATATGTAGATGACGTTTCTAGCGCTCTACAGGTGATTCTCGAACGGGGTGAATTGAACCGTTTTTACAATATAGGAACCCGAAACGAGTTTTCGGTCCTTGAGATTTTTGAAAAACTCCGGCGACCGGGTGCGACCATGGTTCGCGTGCCGGATCGGCCTTTCAATGACAGTAGGTACTGTGTGGACTCGCGACCGCTCATGGCATTGGGCTGGCGCGAGGAAGTTCCTTTCGATGTCGCACTCGAAAAGACGGTCGGGTGGTACATTGAAAACAAGGACTGGTGGTCTAAAGATTAATAACGATATTTCAAATAAATGAATCAGGTATTTAAAAGACCGACGGATGAGTTCGGCCTGGGTAATTTATTTATAGTACTGACCGTAATAGCAGACTCGTGTCATAAACTGCACGATAATGTATATGACTATGAACTATCAAATTGCGTCACTCTAAATGGTTTTACGCGTGTATCATATGAAGGGGAACCTCCGTATCGCCCTTTGTTCATAAATAATCACACCATAAATTTCGTTCATCCTAAAATAAGGGGCATCGTAAGCCCGACTGCACATATGCAAGGTCTCATAGAAAAACACGAACATATAATACGAGACGTGACGGCAGCCGTGTCTATTCGTAGAGGGTCTTACTGTGCCGACTCTAGGCAGTATAAAGATGCACGTGGTGATAAACAGAATCATTATTTTTGTTCAGATGCTGGCCTTGAAAAATTCAAAAATATCATAAGACTTTCTAAAGGGCGGGTGTTTGTTTCATCTGATTCACAATCGACTATTCACCAACTCCAAGAAGAATTTGGGGAAAAATTGAGTGTGTTTGAAATGTCCTACGCGATTACATGCACCCATGATCAGACGTGTTCAAATATAGAAGATTTACAAAATGTATATCTCAAGTGGTTCTTATTGAGCAAGTGTCCGGTACTGTATCTAACAGCGGGTAACAAGGATCTTACTGGATTTTCTACGTACGCTTATATAGCAGCCATATACGGAAGAAAGCCGTTCCAGTTTGTCTTCAACGAAGAGTGAGCATATACAGCGTAGAGCGAATCAGGGCCACGATCTCATCGTAGATGTTGCGCAGGTACGAGTCCTTGGACAGGCGGCTCATGGCGCGCACACGCGTAAGCAAGGATCGGAAATACTCCTTAGCCTTGCGCGGGTCTTTCATAAAGCGCTTGTTGACGTTGACTGAGCGGAGGCGGCCGTACTTGCCCATGTACGCCTCGGCCCACGAATCGAGAAGGGGGACGATACCCTCATAGTACGCCTGAAGAGCCTTGTGTTCGGCGAAGGAAGGGGTCGTCAGATGGAAGGCGTGAGCCTGCGTCCGGGAGTTCATGAGCGTGCCGACAAATCTGGCGGCCATTTAATTTCTGTATAGAATTTAATGGCGGATCCAGAGTTTACAGAGATTCGGATCGCGCCCGGGACGATCCTGTACAAGGGTCTCCCAGTCCCGTGCACAAGCCTACTCAAGGACATTAGGAGCTTTTACCTGACAGACGACCAGGTCCACGCACGCAAATACGGGAACGTCTGCGCCTTCCGCGTCAAGAAGCTCTTGAGACTTTTTGAGATGAATCATGAGAACATAAAGAAGGTTCTCGCGATGCCCGGACTATCCAAGACGCTCAAGTGGCGCCTCGAGACGGCGTTCGGCACGGGGATCAGCGCGGGTGAGCAGGCCCGGAGGCTCCGGACGCTCAAGGTGGGCAGCATTCCACGGGGCGTCAACGACTCGACGGCCGGACAGCGCGCGTCATGGAAGGCGCTCAATAAAAAACTTGGAACTTATTTTTCACAAGATTTTTTGAGGGTCCGCGGCTACGATGGCTACTACGCCGAGGGCAAGTGGTCGGTGTTTCACGCGGGTTATTTTTCTTCTGAAATTATGCTCACGAATGCCTATCAGAAGATCGAGAGGGCCGAGGGTCGCATGCCCGTGCTCTCTCTCCGCACGCTTAGCTTCCCACAGACTCTGGCCCGCCTCTTCATGGAGTATAGCAAGCGTGAAAAGTATCTTATAAAGCCTAACCGAGAATTCATCATCTTCTGTACGGGTGGGCAGGCTGTCAATTTGTACCTGCGACAGAGGACCCGCGCGGCCCGCGTCCGCCTCATTCGGCAGACGAGTGATTTTGATTTCAGTTTTGCAGTGAACAAACCAATAACGACACTGGCTGTCCTGCGGCGCAAGGGTGCGGCTATGAAGCTCGTCATGCAACGACACATGGATGGTTTTGCAAAGTTTATAAACAAAAATTACAATGGCGCCAACGTCGAGGTGCGGTTCAAGCCCGGGCGCCGCGTCCTCCATGCACCGGTACAGGTGCCGGCTACAGGGCGGCGGACGCACCTCGTGTACACGTGGCAGCTCAAGATTGGCGGGAAGCTCATCAGTGTGGCCGACTCGGCCCTTTCGCTCTATCCGGGTGTTTCACGCGAGTGGCTAAGTAAGCGGTTCTCATTCACGACCGGCGTCCCCATAGAGCAAGCAAAGTATCAACTTATGGACGCGCTTGGAATCCTGGCCGGCTCCTTCCTCCACAAGTCGCAGGTGGCCCAGCGCAACCCACTGACCGGTAACCCCGAAAAAGGCCAGAAGAATGTTGCCCGGGCGAATCAACTGAGTCGCGTCATCTCAAACCACGCAAAGAATTACGACCCCCGACTCGTCCGTCTGTCCGCCAAGACTCAAAATTTATTGAACAAAATTAGAAATAAAAATTTGAGTGGGTCGAAGATTGAGGCGGCGACGGTCGAGGCCATCGTGAAAAATTTGGTTCTGCGGGCGTGAGGCCCCGGGCCGGGAAGGGTCTTTCAACAAAACACAAAGAGCCTTTCTAGTGCCCTCTGCCAAGCCCCAAAAACCGAGTCTTGTGCACGGGACCATACCGGCTCTCCACACCTTCACCAACAAAAACAAAGATGGCCGCCTCTTCCTTTGCCCTTGCCTGCGACGCCCTGGCCCGCGAGCGTGACCGCGTGTTCCTCCTGCAGGTCAGCACCGACTACAAGATTGCCTTCGAGGAGCTCGAGGCCAAGTACCTGGTGGCGGCCGAGTCGGCTATCAAGGTGCCCAAGCAGAAGAAGGTCCGGGCGGCCAAGGTGACCGTTGAGGGCAAGCCCGAAGGTGAGCGATGCCAGGCTCTCACTGCCAAGAAGGGCCAGTGCAGCTTCAGCCCTCTGAAGGGTGAGTGCTACTGCAAGCGCCACCTCAAGCAGCAGTCGGAGGCCCCTAAGCAGGACATCCCCAAGCCGGTCAAGCCTGCGCCCAAGAAGGCCACCATCAAGGTGGAGCCTGTGCACGAGCACGAGCTCGACGGCACCAAGAACGCCGACTGCGACCTGTGCCAGACGCACGGTACGGCACTCGCTGAAGAGCAAGAGTTTGAGGAGGCGGTGGAGGCGCCCCGCCCCGCCCCTGAAGACAGTGAGGCCGAGGACGAGGGCGAGGACCCCGAGTCTCTGGGATGGCAGAAGCCTGTGGTGGAGAGCGATGCGGAGAGCGAGTTTGATGCGGAGTGAGTATAACGAAAAACAGGTTTTGTGAACAGCATGCGTCCGGCCCTTGTCCAAAAAACCCAACAAACCAAAAAGATACATGGCCCAGTACATCCGTCCTGCCCTTCGCACTCACCGCGGCTGCTACAACGAGCCGCGCCGGCTGCACCCCGATGACCGCGCGCGACTCCTGCTCGCCACCCCGCCGATTGTGCGTCGCGTGACAGAGTGGACCCCCTCGCTCGAGTATGAACTCATTGCACGCAACATGCACCCCGACGTGCGCGAGGCCTACATCGCCAAGTCCGTGGCGTGGTTCGAGGCGCACCCGCCCATGACCCGTTCAACAGGACCGGCGCGTTCGGAGGGTGTTGATCTCGAGGCGGCTGCGGCCATGATCACCAAGTGGGGATCGGCCGCGCCACTGGACGAGTACCGCCGGGTGGGTTACTCGGAGGCGGCCGTCGAGCGCGTGCGCGCGCAGAGGGCGTGGTTCGCCTCTCACGCTGACGAGCTTCAGGCGGAAATTGAGAGGCGCTGGCCTGGTTCGGCATCGTCCAAGCCAAAGAAGGTCATCAAGGCTGTTAAGAAGAAGATGCCTTAGACTATAAATGTCCGCACCTCGATGGGCCGACCTAGAAGACGACGACGCGCCCTGGCCCGAACCTCCAGAGATGCCCGAACCGAGTTCATACACTCCCCCGCACAAGCGTAGACCTCGTGTCGCGCCCAAAAAGTCGGCGCCCGCAAAGCCGGAAAAAGAAAAGGCGCCCAAGTAAAATAAGAATGAGTTGTGACGTGTGTTGCGATGCATTCAACTTGTCAAATCATAAGAAGGTGCCATGTCCGCACTGTCCATTCAATGTATGCACTAGTTGCGTCGAGAAATATATGCTCGACTCGCCCGACGACCCGCATTGCATGGCCTGCCGCAAGGGGTGGAATCGCGAAACGCTATGCAACGTCATGCCTGTTAAATTCGTCACAAAGACGCTCAAGGCGCGCCGCGAGGAGCTCCTCTTCGAGCGCGAGCGTAGCCTCATGCCCGCCACGCAGGTCCATGTCGAGGCTGAAAAGAAGCGGCGGTACTACGAGTCGCTATGTGAAAAAGGTCGCGAACAGTTTCGCGAGTTGAGCGCGCAGTACACCAAGTGCTCCGTGCAACCACTCGCGATCATAGCTGCGGAGATGGGCGTCCCGACCGAGTTCGAGGCGCTGATCGAGCGCAGTAAGCGCTGCATCGACATTGAAAAGAAGATGCGCGATATTGAACTTGATATGAAACACTGGACGTTTTGTCGCGACGCGTGGTTCCGTCCTCAGCTCATCGCCGAGCGTCGTCAGTTTGTGAGAGCGTGTCCCCAAGGCGCGTGCAAGGGGTTTTTGAGCACCGCTTGGAAATGCGGCCTGTGTGAGAACTGGGCCTGTCCTGACTGTCACGAGGTCAAGGGCCGCGACAAGGACGCCCCACACACGTGCGACGCCAACAACGTGGCGACGGCTCGGATGCTCGAGAAGGACTCGCGCCCTTGTCCCAAGTGTGCGGCGCTCATCTTCAAAATTGACGGCTGTGACCTGATGTGGTGCACGCAGTGTCATACTGCATTCAGCTGGCGCCGCGGAACCATAGAGACGCGCCACATACACAATCCACATTATTATGATTATATGCGAGCCCGTGGTACTCTGGCACGCGAGCCCGGAGACGCGCCGTGCGGCGGGCTGCCTTCATGGATGGCGATTTCCCGTATAACGAATTATCCCATTATTGCTACTATTCACCGCATGTACGGTCATATTCAGCATATAGTTCTAGCTAGATACACGACCAATGCCATAGAGGACAACCGGGACATCCGCATCAAGTTTATGATTGGTGATTTTACAGAAGAGATATTCAAAAAGAAATTGCAGCAACGCGAAAAGGCTCGACAGAAGAAGACGGATATCCGACAGGTTCTCGATATGTATCAGACCGTGACCATAGACCTCATGCAATCGTTCCTAACGCACAAGAATCCCGATATTGTCGTTGAAGAGTTTTCGCGGCTTCGAGACCACGTGAACTCCGAGCTCGGTGCGATATCCAGGCGCTACACAAAATGCGCCATTCCCACGATCCACGACAATTTCATTATGTATTAGAGAAAAAGCTCACAAGACTAATAAATGCAGATCTTCGTGAAGACGCTGACCGGCAAGACGATCACCCTCGAGGTTGAATCAGCTGATTCAATCGCGGCGGTAAAGGCTAAAATTTCCGACAAGGAGGGAATCCCTCCAGATCAACAGCGTCTGATTTTTGCAGGCAAGCAGTTGGAGGCTGACCGGACGCTCGCAGACTACAATATCCAACGCGAGTCGACTCTCCATTTAGTTCTGAGATTGCGTGGAGGCCACTAGACCTCTTCGTTGGGTGGAGTCGAACTCTCGATCGACGGGTGATCTAGGGCGTCGTGACGCAGGCGGCCCCATAGGGTTCCTGGGCGGGGCCGCGCAATTTCAAACGTCCGCGGGCTCCCGCCCTCGACGGATGCTCTGGGCGTCATGAGGGACGCGGCGATGCTCGCGAGCGATCCTGGTTTTGGCAGGCGGCTAGGGGGCTTCAGGGCCAAAAAGTTCTCCAGACCTTTTTCAAGGGGATTTCCCGCTTCTATGGTCGAGTTGAACTCTGTGAAGCACTCGTTCAGGAACGCGACACCCTCTGTGACGCGCTGGGCCCTGTCGATGCTGAGCTCCTTGGCGATTTTGAGAGCGATCCGCTTCACGTGGATTGATGAGTTGAGAGCCTTTGTCATTTTTTCGTTCAATTTCATGTACAGCTGAATCGAGCCTAGAACGCCCGTTCCAGCAGACAGAACGGCGTTGAGAATACTCACCATATTCTGTTCGACAAACTGACCAAGTGAAATGGCGGTCAGTGCGTTGATGGATGATATGACCAGTATAGGGATGTTGAAACGTGATGATAGTCCGTTGTAGTATGTAAACTCTTTCGAATAGTGCTTTTGCATATAGTTGCACTGCTCTTCGAGCTTTCGGAGAAAGGCTTCTTCTTTATCGTGCCACTCGTCTTCCTTCATACTTGGGGCTGAGAAATTAGCACGCACTCGACCTCGGCCTCGCCGGCGACGCACGGGAAGTTCACCAGGTATCCCGACTCGAGGCCCGTGAGACGGCCGTAATTACGCACCTGGTTCCTGAACTCATCCTTGAGGCGTGGGACCGACTTGAGTTCGACGATCGTCCGGCCATCCACGATCAGGTCGGCCCGTAGGTTGCCGATCGTGTGGCCTTCGTAAATCACGGGAAGAATTTTTTCAGTCTCGTACTGGATACCGGCCAAGCGGAGCTCCACCTCAAAGGCGTTATGGTAGACGCGCTCACTGTACCCCGGTCCCAACTTTTCAAAAATTTTTTTAGAAATGTTTTTCAAAAACTCTTCCATCTGGAGTGAAGACGGGTAGAGTCTCTAGATGGAAAATTTCCGAGTCTCTAGTAGATGGTGCCCGTGTGGAAGATCTATAGTTATTGGTCGACTGCCATGGCGGCCCTGTGGCTCGTGGGCCTTCTACCCTTCTCACCCTTGGCGTCGTGCGTGGCGACCCTCACAGGGAGTATATTTTTCGTAATGGCCGGGGGTACACTTTTCCGACCGATCGGCATTTTCATAGTGGCGACCCATATCGTGCCGGTCATCCTCCTCCGGAAAACTGAAATGAATATTTTTAAAAACTTTTTGATTTTCGGGGTTTACAACTTGGCGCTACTCGCCGCCGGTACGAACTTCAAGGAGGTCTATGAGCAAGTTTTTCGGGAAAATCCTAGGACCATCCGCGAGTACCTTAGTCAGAGGGGGCTCGTCTGAAAGAAAATATCACGTCATAACAATGAACTCGACCGCGAACCTAGAGAACAATCTTCGCGCGATCATGGCTCGCCCCGTGGCAAGGTGAGAGCGCGCATCCTGGAGATATTGGAAATTTTGTGGAAAAGAAACAACTCTAATAAAAAACTCGTGAATGGCGTGATGAACGTCCTCCTCTCGCGAACCACCCCCCTCTCTAGAAGAACGCCATTCGAGAAATTCGCGAACCATGTTCTTGATGTGACTAGACATAATCAAAATGTTAATGTAAATATTAATAAACGTAGCGTTACAGTCTCGTATGGAAATAAATCCAAAAATAGAGATTATTCGTATGTAAGATTCATTCCATCCGCTGACAGGCGCGGCGCCTATCTAAATTTTGGGCGTACAGGAAATAATCGTAGAGGACGGGGTGAGGGGACTCGTTTGCGCAAGTACGGGGTGAACGCGGCCATCGCCGCCGGTGTACCGCTGTATCAGTACGGCGTCAACGTAGATGGGCTTCTTGAAAATAATAGCGCAATGCCTATATCAACGGTTATAATGAGAAAACTTGGTGCAGTATCCGTAAAGAAAATTCCAGGATATTCGGCGACCAACACTAAATGGGCTTCTATGGTCAGGGCCCATCCTTATAAAACTAGAACGGCACCGAGTGCAAGGCGGTGAAACATGTTCTGTGAACACCGGTGTTCCGCCGCCTTGCGTACTCCACACCAAACACAAACATGGCTCTCCAGATACTCAAGCGCCTCGAGGCCACTACCAGCCGTCTTGAGAAGGAGGATATCCTCGGTGAGCACGCCGACGACCCCGTTCTCAAGTCTGCTTTCCGCCTGGCTCTTGACCCGCTCGTAAATTTCTATATTAAAAAGGTTCCCGAGCCCGACGCGTCCGGGGGGCAGCGGGTGACGCTCGAGTGCGCGTTCAGTGAGCTCGAGACCAAGCTGTGCTCGCGTATACTGCGCGGCCACGACGCCCGTGACCACTTGGTGTGGCTTCTTGGCGTGCTCTCCAAGGACGACCAAGAGGTCCTTCGTCGCGTCATAGGCCGCAACCTCAAGTGCGGTGTGAGCGACGCGACGGTCGAAAAGATCTGGCCCGACCTCAAGCTCTCGTACCCGTGCATGCTGGTCAGCCCCTTGAACGAAAAAACAAAAATTAAATTTCCGTGCTTGGCCCAGACCAAGATGGACGGTATGCGCTTCAACGCCATCTGTGAGAAGGGTCAGGTGTCGTATCGCACACGTGCGGGCAAGGAGCTCCACCTCTTTGGGGCCCTCGACGACGACGTGCGGTACTGGGCGGGGCTGCTAGACTGTGTGCTTGATGGCGAGCTGCTCATGACGGAGTTGGATGGCCGCCTCATGGACCGCAAGACGGGCAACGGCCTCCTGACCAAGTTCCAGAAGGGCACGGGCACCCCCGAGCTTGCGACGCAGATCCGCGCAGTCGTATGGGACCTCATCCCTCTCGACTTTTTCCGCACGGGCAAGTGCCTCCTGTCCTACGAAGAGCGCTTGAAGCTGCTCGGTACCGAGAGCCACGGGCACGTCAACGCTGCGCACACGTACACCATGCGCTCTATGGAGGAGGCGCAGGAGCTCTACCAGCAAAAGCTCTCAGAAGGCGAGGAGGGTCTGGTCCTCAAGGATCCCCGGGGTCCGTGGGAAGACAAGCGGGTCAAGCACCAGGTCAAGATGAAGGCGGAGCTCGAGGCGGACCTGCGCGTCACGGGGGTCGTGCCGGGGACGGGCAAGTACAAGGGCAAAATTGGCTCGCTGATGGTCGAGTCGGTGGATGGCGTCGTGAAGTCGGCGGTGGGCACGGGCCTCGATGACGAGGAGCGGTCGTGCGACCCTTCGGTTTTCATCGGCCAGATCGTGTCCGTCAAGTATAACGCGCTCATCGAGGACAAGAAGACGGGTCAGAAGTCGCTGTTCCTGCCGGTCTTTGTGGAGATCCGTGACGATAAGAAGGAGGCTGATGTTCTCTAATAACTTTCCCTGTATAGAGTAATGAACGTGGGCCTCGGCCAGACGGGACCCACGTGTTGGTTCAACTCGTCTCTGAACATGTTTCTGACGTCGGACAACGGCCTAAAGATCCTGTGGCACAAGCTTCAGGAGACCTTGCCAAAGCTAAAACCCAGAGAGAGGGCTTATTTCAATTCAAATATCAACGCTCCATGCCCGTACAAGGGCTCCGTCAAGAAGACGAGCGCCATTTATTTCTGGAAATTTCTGAACCAGTACATATGCGCGGTGGGAGGTCCAGGGCGGCTCATTCCCAAGTCGGGCCTGAATGCATACCTGACGAAGAACATCAAGTGGCGCCTCAACGCCACTAAAGAATCCAAAGGCACGAGTGGCGCTCACCCATCTTTGGAACTCCCGGCAATTCTCGGTCATTTGG